ATCAACGCACTCGTCGAGGTTGATTTCTTCAGAGGAAAGCGTTACAAGTTGGCTTTCTATCCCCGAAGCGTTTAGAAGCGTTTTGACGGCCTCTGTGACGACTTGCCTCGCTGGGGCTATGACGTTCCTCTCGAATAGCTCTGAAGCCTCCGCAAGCTCTCCACCGCCCCCTAACTTACCCGGTACGGAGACCCCGAACATCTGAGGCGACGTAACGCGGTGACCGACCATAATCTTCGAAGTAACTTCTTCGGAAAGGAATTGGTATTGATTATGAGCGTCGGACAATTGGAACGGCTCGAAGTCTGGCTTTCTTTCGGGGTCGTCTGAGTACGTGACAATGAACTTCCCCGCGTTGCTTGCCCCTGCAAGCTGTCGCTCGATATCCATTCGGATTCGATTGCGCTCCTCTTGCGGAGGGATACCGTTCTTGAAGTGAATCGAGAACGAAGGACTCATTCCGTTCTTGATGTTGTTAATGTGGTAGACCCCTATTTCTTTATCGAGTTCGATGTAATTAATCGAGCCGATATAGTCGGGCTTAGGATAGTAGAAAGACCCCGGAGAGAAGGGCTTTACGTATAGAATTTGAGTAGGAAATTCGATGTTCATCTCCTTGTGGAAGCGGTGAATTTCGACGCGCTCTTCCTGCTTCTTGCTCCAGTCTTTAGAGTAGTAATACGTTTCTACGATTTCATCCTCATTGACAAAGCCCGAACGGATATTCTCAAAGGGCAAGTGCGAGACGTTGGCGATAGTCGTCCTATCAAGCGACCAATTGATTTCGAGGGCAAAGCCGCCCTGAATCTTAAAGTCGAGACAAGCCTTTCGGAGTTCGTCGTTCAAATTCCATTGGTCAAAAGCGAGGCGACCTTCTAAGCTCGTAGCGTCGAACCCTTCGCCGAAGATCATCATCGCAATAGTTGTTGACAATGCGTTGTGAGTAGCGGACGAATGAAAGAGGTCAACGAGGTACTGAGGAAACAGATTGTCTGCCCCGTAATTCACGAAACCTTCGCGGCTAGCAGTCTCTGCGTAGCTCCGCTCTTGGTATTGGTTGAGTTGTATTAATTCCATTACTCGTAATATATGACGTTATCGGGGATTGTTATGTCTGGGATCGTGTAACCTGTTGCGCCGACTACATTAAGCGTCCCTTGCTCAAGTAAGCCAACTACCGAAGCATCATTCGCATTGAGGTTCGTTGAACTGTTTTGGCCGTATGCTTTATACGTATAGAACCCCGTCTCAATTAAGAGAACACGGCTTGCCGTTCCGAGAGGTTGGTTCGTGTAGACGCTGATTTTTGTATATCGAGCGTTGTCGATTTCTACATCTCCGACGAAGGCGTGTTTATCCGTGCTTGCCATGTTCTCCAAAATTATTAAATAATGGGTAAACGGGTCGAGGTCTTTTTTCATCTCCTGAAGCGTCAGATAGATAAATTGCTCGGTGGCTGAATTGGGGTTGAGGTGTATCATTTGAGAATAAAAAAGGGGAGGACTTGCGCCCTCCCCCGTCCTTTTAACCTAAAACCAAAAAGGAAAGAATTACGAACCAGGTTGGAAGGTGACGTTTCCGCCCGTGATAGTAGTCAAGAAAGGAGCCGGAATAGCTTCTTCCGCTGTCAATTGAATTTGATAACCGTTAAGGTCACCCTTTGCCGTTCCCGTTCCTATTGTGCCTCCCGTAGCTTCCGCTCCGGTAGTATGTCCCATAATCATGTAATTATCGTTATTGTCTTGAACAATCACGCAAAGACGAGACTTCAACAAGTCGTAGAGTTCCTCGTTGTCGCCAGCGATGAGATTAGGCATAGTCAACTCCACCACTTGCGAGAAGAAGACAGTACCATTCTCAACGGAAGATGTAACGGTTTGTTGAAACGAACCCGTGTTCTTTGTCAACTCGAAACCATAGACCGTGATAGCTGAAGCGGCATCGGAGATAGCACCATTCGATACCGTGCCCCAATCTGCCGCGTCAAACGACTTAATCCAAACCCTTTTGATTCCTCCGATTTTATCTTTACAGGGGAAGGAACGCCCCGAAACTGTAATACTACAAGCCATATTTTGAGGAATTAAGGGGAGGGATTTAAAGCCCCTCCCCGATTAATTAGGAAGTGCGGGCGGCAAAAGCCAAAGAACCAGCGTCGACAATCTGAACGCCTGCGCTGAACTTCATGATGATTCGAGTAACGTCGTCACCCGTGATACCAATCAAGTTCAAGACGGCCGCTTCGATGTGATCTGTCAAAAGGTCTGTTCCGAAGTACAAGTTCTCCTTCTTAGAGAAGATGAACGTATCGTTAGGCATTCCACCCGGCGTGATGATGTCATAACCGTTAAAGAAATTAGCGGCGGCCGCGGCGTGGAAAGTCAACTCAGCAGTACCAGCCAAAGCCGTGTAGTAGAGTTGCTTCATCGCTCGGCTCATATACAACTTAGTGTCGGGGTCTCCCGCCAAAACGTCTGGAATAGCCGCCGAAAGGGTTGTCAAACGTCCGAGGATATTTGCCGCGGTTGTTACATCCGTCAACGCTTGGTCAACCGTTGGGTTGGCGTTTACGATTTTGTTGCAAATACCGGGAAAGTTGGTGTAAGTTCCACTCGATACAGTTACTGTGCTATCTGTGAAGTCGAATTGACCCTGCCACAGGTTACGCTCTACGCCTTCGGCAACCTTTGCGGCTACGTACTGAGCGGCGAACGCTTGGAAGTCAGCGGGTGAGTTTGACGATTGACCGCGCATCTGCTCGGCTTCCCATGCAGTACGGAGGTCTTTGTTGCAGACTTGCTCGTTTACCTGAAGAGCTTTTGTCTCAAGAACAACGTCGTCCAACGTCATTGAGCCGTTAGCGTTTGAGAATGTACATTCCGCGTCTTGCAAAGCAACGCCGCCAAACTTGCGGAGGTTGGCTTTGTATCGGACATTTTCGAGAACCTCGACGTAACCATTTGCAATGGTATCGCCAGAGAGAATGGCAGGAGCGACGTAAGGTAGAGCCGCGGTTCCTGCGTAGTTTGAATTAATTGCTAAATCAGCCATTATAGAGAGAATTGATTTTGGATCGCGGCGATGCGCTCCTTCATTGATAACTTAGTCATGTCGACAGGAGCTTTTACCTCCATCTTAGGTGCGCGAGAGATTTTAGCTGAAGCTGTTTTGCTCAACTCGGTAATCTTCGCGTCTCGCTCTTTAATTTGAGAGCTGAATTCTTTTTTCACTTGAGCAACTGCCTTAGCGATTAAAGAAACGATTTCTTCGCGGCTCATTGCTACCTCTTCGATAACTGCTTCGGGAGCGGCTTCGGCGGGTGCTTCCTCTACCTCTTGCATCTCAGAAACGACACCGTCGACAACTACGAGAACCACGCCATCGGCGAGGGTATAGCTTCCGTCTGGGAGAGGGATTTGTTCGCCTTCGTCATTTACTACGAAAACAGAAACACCGACGGCAAAGGCTTCCGCGTCGGTTTGGATTTCTTGCCCGCTGTCAAGCGTAGCGGTTGCGAAAGAAGTCTCTTTCTCTTTCTTTTCCTCTTCCTTTTCTTCGACCTCCAGTTGAACGGAGTATTTTTCGAACAAGTCAGAGATGCGTTCTTTTATAGACATTATAAAGGGATTTGAAATAATAACGGTTTACTGCGGTCGTTCCTTACTTCGTAGCATTTTTTCGAGGTAGTCGAGTCCGAGTTCGATTTCGACGGCTGAGAGAAGCTCTAATTCGGTGAGCTTGTCCTTTTTCACGGTAGCCTTTGCGAGTTCGTACTTGTTTGCGAAATACCCCTCAATAGAGAAGCCTTTCACCGCGCCTTCCTTAACGAACTTCTCCCATATCGCGTCGTTCTCTACCTTCATCGAGACCATCCACGTACCGACAGGTACATCGAGGCCATACATCCGCGACTTGTCTTGCTCTCCTTCTACGATCCAACTCTCCACGAGGTGCAAGCCGTTGATTTTATGCTCGTGTTCAAGCGTGGCGTTCGCCTGGTTGCCGTTCTTGAAGTAGAGTTCCATCGCCCGCCGGACGGTCTTCTTTGAAAAATAGACGTAGTATTCCTCTTCGCCCGTCTTTCGATAGATAGGCTTATCGGGAATAAGAGCCGCGCCCATAATGAGCCGCTTCTCTTCGTCTTGCGTTTTGAATTGGAGTTGCTGGTTCTTTAGGGCGACCCAATCGCTTTCGATGGCGGGTTGCTCTACGAGAGATATCGCATCGATTCCGTACATCTCCGCTTCTTCGTCGATTATGAGTTCTAGTATGTTCATCCTACAAGTGACGCTTGGTCGTTTATTCGTTGGTTTGCCTGTTG